CAGCAATTTCCTCATCGTAGTAACGGAACCATTCGTTTCCAACGGCACCGAAGGCGGAATTGAGTTGGATCTTGCGGACGAGTTGGAAGTTGTGATACTTAGAAATCGCGAGTCGTAGATTCTCTCTATCCTCTTCAGTCGCATCCACAGGTAGTTGTTTGAGAGAAGCCTTGGCTTCAAGCATGAGCCTCTTGTAGTTCTTTCGCTCCTCGTACATTCGTTCCATGAGGTCGGGGAGAAATCCGCGAACATCCCTTCGATAAGTCGTACCATTGGCAGAAAGACAGACTCCTCTACGAATGGCTTTCTCTCGCTCGGATATGGCAAGAGGCGAACCCTTGATGAACGATTGCGGTGTGACCATTCTTCTAACCCCATCCACCGTCTTAGTCTCGGGAGATAGGTTGTACTGCATGATGAGATGGGGATATAGTGAGTCGAGGTCAAAGGAGACAACCCATTTATGATGTCCCGCTTGCGGATCCTTGACATACGCACCTTCAAATGACGCATCTTTCTTTCCTTTCTTCTTCGGGGGAATGACTATGTTCTTGCCATGCAAATGGTGATAGATGATCTGCTCCCATGTCCTCACCTGAGAGAAGACATCATTGAGGTTCACTTTTGCAGAGTAAGCCAATGAAACTGCAAGTTCAAGAAGCCTGAGTTTTGTCTCAAGTTTCTGAACAAGAATGGTATCCTGAATGTTGTACTGAACGAACTTGGTGAAATCGTTTTTGTAGAAGTCTGAGAAGTTGTCGTACTCCACATACGCAACCTTTGTCTCTCCAAGTTCAACAGAAGTGATGTGACCCAACTTGTAAGATTCTCGCGTCACATATGTGAACTTCCTATAGAGGTCGAGATAGTCGAGCGTGTTGATGCCCACGATCTCGTAAGCAATGCTCTCCTTGCCCATCATCTCCACCTTGCGTTCCTTGAGTTTGCCCCAAGGAGAGAACTTCTTGGCAAACTTCTCGCCAAACAGACGAGTCATTCTGTTCACAAGATACGGAATATCGAAGAACTGAACATTCCATCCCGTGATGATGTCGATGCCAAGGCTCTGCCATGTGAGCATGAAGTCCCCAAGCATCTGCTCTTCGCTGTCATACACATTCACATGGAAATCTGTCGGCATCTTCGTAAGATCGACATTCCCCAATGCGTAGGTGTACTTCTTCTCGCCAACGATCAGCGTGATGACATTGATGCGCTCGTTTGCAGTCTCAATGTTCGGAAATCCCTCTTCTGATTCTGTTTCGATGTCGATGTAGGCAATCCGCATCAACTTCATGTCATAGTTGATCTCGGACTTGTATTCGTCACCGATGAACTGATAGAGGTAGTCTGTGTTCCCGTAGATGGGATATGCATGGACATCCCTATACTTCTCCACAAACTCCCGTGCTGAGTCGATGTCATCGAATACTATAGGCTCAACGCTCTTGCCATCAAGCGTGTGCCATGCAGACCCCTTCTTTCCCAATACGAACAGGGTGGGTTGAAAAGACTGCTCCTCGGCAAAGGCAACTCCATTCTCATAGCCGCGATGCAGAATGCGATTGCCGCGAATGGCAACATTCGTGTAGAACTTCTTCATAGAGGTAAGTATATCTCATTGCATCACAGATGCAAGAGTTGTTGGGATCTCTTCTTTGATTCTGTTCTCTGCCAACTGAATGTATTCGGGATTCAGTTCAGTCCCCACAAAGTTCCTACTGTTCTCAAGGGCAACGACCGCTGTGGTTCCCGATCCAGTGAACGGGTCAAGTACCGTGCCACCTTCAGGACATCCTGCAAGAATGCAGGGAAGAATAAGATTCTTAGGATATACTGCAAAGTGCGCTCCCTTGTATCCCTTGGTATTGACCGTCCAAACGGAACGCTTGTTCTTCTTGCCATCAGCACCCCATACTCGTTCGCCTTTTGAGAATCTAGGACCATGTGGATAGTCTGCTTGATATCCTTCTCCTTCCTTGTCTCTTGATGTGGGGGCAGTCACAGCAGCCTCCTTGATTGCCTCATGGTCATAATAGTAATGAGACTTCTTGGAAAGAAGAAAGATGTACTCATGACTCTTTGTGCAACGATCAGTAACACTTTCAGGCATCGGATTTGGCTTTGACCAAATGATATCCTGACGCAGCCACCAACCATCCGCTTGCAGGGCAAATGCAACTCTCCAAGGGATGCCGATGAGATCCTTGTGCTTCAGACCCTTCTGCTCCCTGCGATTTCCAGGAATGAATGTAGGCATATCCCTCTGCCCACCAATTGATTGTGGTGGAGGAGCGACATTCTTCTGTGCCATGTATGAATCACCAAGATTCAACCACAGAGTACCATCAGGACGAAGAACACGGCGTACCTCACGAAAGACATCAACGAGTGCCTGAACATACTCGTTGACTTCCTGCTCGGATCCGATCTCACCTTCTCCTCCTCCATAATCACGCAAGCCGAAGTAAGGCGGCGATGTGACGCAAGTATGAACAGAATCTGCATCAATTTGCTTGAGTGCTTCACGACAATCACCTTGTATGATCTTGTAGTTCATATTCAGTAGCCTTTGCCACGAACGAAATAGTTTTCCTCAAAAGATGCGAAACCAAAGCATTCCCGTGCATAGTCGAGAATGATATTCTTGTCGAACTTGTTGCAGGAGTAGACATCCAGCGTGATGAAGTGGGTGGGTTCGATTGAGTGGATTTGAATACCACTTTCAATCAGAGGAACCCACCCACTTACACCAGCCTTTGCTGGATAGAGTTCCCTGCCAAGGTGAGTTGGTCCATGGATTACGATTGGTTGGCTCATTCGGGTCATCCCGATCTTGTCAACCACTCGCTCCAGAAATCTGTATGTAAGTTCCATGTCATCTGCAACACCATCCTTGCAGTTGTACATGTCGAGATAATATGAATATCCAAATGCCATTTACTCGCGCTCCACCATGTAGATGTGTTCCTGATGAATGAGGTCGAACTCCTTGAAGTGATTTCCTCTGACTTTGGTGATATCCCAAAGAGCCTTGTCACCAACCTTTATGTCTTCGGTGACACCATCTCCAACAGCAACAACCCTCGACCAAACCAACCGTGAGTTCACCTTCTCCGTGTAGATGATGCCAGCCTCAGTGGTCTTCTGACCACCAAACTCTGCCTTCAGAGCAACAAACTTTCCAACGGGACGAAATCCATTCATGAGAGTTCCCTTGTGGTGCAGTTGAACAGAGAGTCGCCATACTGCGCCTTTAGTCTCTTCTCCTGACGATACGCGGAGAGAAGAACGATGTAGTTGATGACATCGACCATCGTATCCTCAAAGGATTCATCCTTCACATGGTTCTTTCCCGATGCAAGAATGGAGGACAAGCGGCTCATCTTGTCCGTGAGGCGAACCATGAAACCCTGCTCCGTGGAACAGATGCCCATCGCTTCGACTCGGGTGAAGTTTGCAAATGGCTCCTTGCCATCGTTGCCAGCATAATCTCGGTTCTTCTTGTCCATGAGTTCCCGTGCTTGCTTGCAGAGGACTTCGTGGTGCTTGAGCAGTTCTTCGCGTGTCATTTCACCTCCGTACATTATTTGACTCCTGTGCTTCCAAATCCACCGTCTCGCGTTGTCTTCTTACTAGGTCTTTCGCCACATTCCACGAGAATGTAGTCAAGGTTGCGAACCATCTCTGCCTGAGCAATACGCATTCCATGCTCAATCGTGATCCTCGACAAGGAGTCGTTCTTGAGCATGACGAAGCATTCCTCGACATAGTCTGCGTCGATTATACCCTCGGCATTCTGTGTGACAAGTCCATTCTTGAAAGAAAGACCAGATCGTGGGTGAACACGAACAGAATGATTTTCGGGAATGTCGAATATCAAGCCAGTCGGAATCAATACACGGAACTCCGCAGGAATCTCAACCTTATCCGTGCAGTAAAGTTCCATAGGCTCGTTCATGCGAGTATACGCCTTCACCTTCTCTACACCCATGAGACAGGCAGTCAGATCAAAACATGCAGATTGCTCAGTCGCAAAAGATGGAACGATAGCGTTCGGGTTCACCTTGAACACTTTCAGCATAATATAAATCTCCGTTGTTTAGCGTCGGGTTTTGAACTTTTTCTTGTTCTTATTGCGATCAAGAAGCATTTCAAGTCGCTTGCGCTTGGCCGCATCTTCTTCCTGCTGCTTTAGCATAGTTTCCGTGGGGCTTGGTGTCGCGACTGGCTTTTGTCCTCCCATATCTCGCATGGCTTGAAGAACACCCCCCATCTCTTGCATCTTTGTCTTGTAGTTTGCAAGATTTGCCTCCATACGAGGACGCTCTGTCTCGGGGAAGGTTGGATTCTTCAGCAAGGATTCACATGCAGCAATACCCTCATCATACTTGTGGAGGTAGAAAGCAGTTGCTGCAATCTCATCATCACATTGCCAACGATAGACATCCTCATCAATGAACAGGATATCAAACTTCGGATACGGCATGGTCTTTGCCATGGATGCATAGAGATATGCAAGTCTGGGCTGATTGACCATTCGGTACATCTTGGCAATCTGATATAGCGGTTCTGCACGGATAGGACGATAGTTCCATGCCATGAGGAACTTCTCCTTGATCTCACCGAATGTCTTGCTGGTGATTGCCGCAATCATTGCGATTCGATAGAGAGAATAGAAGACTTCTTCTTCCCATTGACCCATCTCCACTCGTCTACGATATGCCTCATCTGCCTTTTCCCACTGCTGAGAATCGAAATATGATTGTGCAAGATAGAACTGATGGCGGGTATTGTTTGGATCCTCAAGCATTGCCTTTTCAAGAACTTCAGCATCTCGACTATACTTCTCAATGGGAGAGATGCCCACATTCCTTGCTCCACCCATGGTACGAGCGCAGATGTTGTAGTTTCCTTCCAACTTGACGATTCTTGGATTTGGCTTTTGGCAAGCCGCATATTCGTGCAGAACGCCCTTGTACTCCCACTTGGATTCCAACTTGAATATCTGATTGCGCCACCAGAAGAACGACCCTCGCTTGATGCGAAGAGCATAACTATCGATCTCTGTAGTGGGGGGAAGAACCATTTCTCCCTCAAGGTAATCGTCTGCGTCGATCACCCA